AACGTCACCGCTTCAGCCTTCTCCACCTTGTCAATCCATGCCGTCAGATCACGCTTCAGCCGTGTGGCCATGTCGCTGACCTTTTTTGCACCACGTTCGTCATCCGTGAGCATCTCCTCCTGCTCAGCCTTGCGAACGTGACTGGTGACCTTCACCAGTTTGGCACCAGTCTGCTGAATAATCCAACGCTTGGTGACCTTCTCCTCCTCACTGAGTGAGGTTGTAGGTTTGGCCATGATGGCCTGCTCTGTCTTGGTGAAGGACAACAGGATAACGTCACGCTTGAATGCGTCTCGATATTCCTTGTCGTTGTCCAACGTCTCAGACGTCACACCTTCAGCACGCATAGCGTCAGCCGCTTTCAACCAACGCTTTTGCACAGCCGTGTCGGCCTTCAGAGTTTCCACCACAGTGCTGATAGTCTCAGCAGACAATTTCAATGTAGACATACAATCCCCTTTCAAGGGTTAATCGGCAGACAATCAAAGCGTTGTCTGAACCGATAACTGAACTGTAACAGCGTATGGCATGATTGTCAAGGAATAGGCACGATTAAATAGAATCCGATAGTTGTTATCCGCCGCATAACATCGCACCGAATCGGATTTGGCCCTATGACTGACCCACCCGTACGCCACCCCCCGCTGTGTGGTTAGGAGTCCCTGTGGCTGCGTAGGTATACTATTCCGCGCAAATACCCCCCACTTCCAAAAAGTGCCTACGCTATAAAAATTTTCCCTAACCCAACGTAGAGACTACCCCCTATTATGTTTATACATAGCCAGAAAAAGCTAATCACCGCATGACATAGGGGTACCCCCCATAACATCTTTTAGGATACTTACACAACCCACCCCCGTCTCTTATATAGAACACCCCCCATAGGGAAGTTTGACAGCCTCGAAAAATCAGGTACGATTGCGTATCGGTCTACACGGACTTGCGCACAATGACAATTGAACTCATGCCAGAATTCGGGGTGGAGATCATCCCAGACATTCCATACCTCGACTTGCGAGAAAGGGCTGAGGCCGCCTGCCGTTCCATCCTTCTATTAGAAGAACATGGACTGGAGGTGCAAGAACCCAACGAGGAAGATGCACAAGCTGCGGCTGCAATCACCACGGCGTACGCCAACAGCCCCCACAACACCAGCAACGCAGTATCACATGCACGTGCGTCATCACTGACGCCTGCTTCCCTTCTGAACATTCGGTCGTATTTGGACGAATACGGCAGGGCTGTAGTCACACATGCCATTGAGGTGCGTCACATGGTGACAAACCGGTTGCTGGAAGAGTCCCAGAACCCCGACCCGCGCATCAGAATCCGTGCACTGGAGCTTTTGGGCAAGCATTCGGACGTGGGGCTGTTTACAGACAGGTCAGAAGTGACAATCACGCACCAGTCAACGGACGAATTGAAGGCCAGACTGCGTGCCAAGCTCCAAAGATTGATTCACAGACCCGATCTGCCCACCGATGCGGTTGAAATTGGTGGGGATGTCATCGACGTGGATGCAGAAATGGGCCTCAAACCCGAAATTTCACAAGAAATTGCAGAAAACGTGCAAAAACCGGCTGTATTTGAGTCGGAAATCGAGAGTTTTGATGACTGAGAGCACTTCCCTCAGTGCAGACGACTTCACAGAGGAAGAAATCCGGCTGATGCTGGACAACATTGACGCTTATTCCCCCGAGGAACAGGCCGAAATTGAGAAGATTGCAGACACCATTGACAGCCGCAAGACGGCCAAGGCGTGTTTTGATGATCTGGTTGAGTTTTGCAAGCACATGCAGCCAGACTACAAGGTGGGCAAGCACCACCGCAGGTTGGCCAACCTCCTGATGGACATTGCTGCTGGGAACAAAGACCGTGTGTGCGTGAACATGCCACCACGCCATGGCAAGTCGCAGATGGTGTCTATTTATTTCCCAGCTTGGTTTCTTGGAAAATACCCTAATAAGAAGGTGCTGATGGTTTCCCACACCACAGACCTTGCCGTGGACTTTGGCCGCAAGGTCAGGAACATCATTGACTCAGATGCCTACAAACTTATCTTCCCCAACGTCGGTCTTGCGTCGGATTCCAAGAGTGCGGGTCGATGGAGCACCGGCGCAGGTGGAGAGTATTTTGCTTGTGGTGTCGGTTCTGCTTTGGCTGGTCGTGGCGCTGATTTGCTTCTTGTTGACGATCCTCATAACGAGCAAGACATCATCAACGGCAACTTTGACGTGTTTGATAAAGCATACGAGTGGTTCACATACGGTGCTCGTACTCGTCTTATGCCGGGCGGACGGGTTGCCATTGTTCAAACACGCTGGCACCAAAACGACCTGACTGGGCGCGTCACCAACGACATGCGGGCCAACGAGGGCTCTGATCAGTACGAGGTGATTGAGTTTCCAGCCATCGTAGACACGGAGCAGACAGACGGCAGCATTGTGCAAAAACCGTTGTGGCCAGAGTTCTTTGACATGAAAGCACTGCTGCGCACCAAGGCGTCAATGCCTACGTTCCAATGGAACGCGCAGTACCAGCAAAATCCCACCGCAGAAGAAGCGTCAGTTGTCAAGCGCGACTGGTGGAAGCTCTGGGAGAAAGAAGACCCACCGGTGTGTGAGTACGTGATCATGAGTTTGGACGCGGCGGCTGAGAGCCACAACCGCGCTGACTTTACCGCCCTGACAACTTGGGGCGTGTTCATGAACGACGAGGAGGGGTGCCACAACATCATCCTGCTGAACTCAATCAAGAAGCGTCTGGAGTTCCCAGAGTTAAAAGAACTCGCGTATTCTGAGTACAAAGAGTGGGAGCCAGATGCGTTCATCGTGGAGAAGAAATCCGCAGGCACACAGCTCTACCAAGAGATGAGGCGCACCGGCATTCCTGTGGGGGAGTTCACCCCACACAGAGGTAGCGGAGACAAGCTGGCACGGTTAAACTCTGTGGCAGACATCGTGCGCTCTGGTCTGTGTTGGGTGCCTGACACCCGCTGGGCCGAAGAGGTCGTGGAGGAGATTGCAGGTTTTCCATTCATGAGTAACGATGACTTGGTGGACTCGACGGTAATGGCACTGATGCGGTTTCGCCAAGGGGGCTTCATCCGATTGCCTTCTGATGAGCCGGATGAGATTCGATATTTCAAATCCCGCAAGGGCGGGTACTACTAAGGATAGATCATGGCAACAGATTCGATGGGCAAGAGCTTGTACTCCGCGCCACAAGGGCTGGAGAGCTTGGGTGACAGTATTGAGGTCACGATGGACGAGGAGTCTACGGTCAACATGTTGCCCGACGGCGGCGCTGAGATCATCATGGGCGAGGCCACGGATGAGAAGGACGAGACTGACTTTGAGTGCAACCTTGCAGAATACGTTGATGAGGGCGTGCTGCACACCCTGTCCAGTGACCTGATTGAGTTGTTTGAGGCCGACATGGTGGCCCGCAAAGACTGGGCCGACACATTCGTCAAGGGTCTGGAGGTGCTGGGCTTCAAGTACGAGGAGCGCACCGAGCCGTGGGACGACGCCTGTGGCGTGTATTCCACAGTGTTGGCCGAAGCTGCGATACGATTCCAAGCCGAGACCATGAGCGAGACATTCCCTGCCGCTGGCCCTGTCAAGACAAAGATTCTTGGCAAGACCACAAAGGAGAAGGAAGAAGCTGCTGAGCGCGTCAGGAACGACATGAACTATCAGTTGACAGAGCGCATGGTCGAGTACCGGCCTGAGCATGAGCGCATGCTGTACAGCTTGGGTCTGGCAGGTAGCGCGTTTAAGAAGGTGTACTTTGACCCGCTGCTTGGCCGTCAAGTCTCTATCTACCTCCCAGCAGAAGATGTTGTAGTGCCCTACGGTGCGTCACACATTGAGCAGGCCGAGCGTGTCACCCACGTAATGCGCAAAACCAAGAACGAGATGGACAAGCTGATGGCCAGCGGGTTCTACCGTGAAGTTGACCTTGGTGACCCCCAGTCGTTCCCCACAGATGTGGAAAAGAAAAAGGCTGAGGAAGGTGGCTACACAATCCAGAATGACGAGCGATACACACTGTTGGAGATCAGCGTTGACATGCTGATTGACGGCGTGGATGACGAGGAAGATGACTTACCCAAGCCCTACGTGGTGACTATTGACCGTGGCACAGGAGAAGTTCTTTCTGTGCGTCGCAACTGGGAGGAAGAAGACCCCCTGCGCCTGAAAGATGACCATTTTGTGCACTATGTATATGTGCCCGGCTTTGGCTTCTATGGTCTGGGCCTCATCCACATCATCGGTGGCTACGCCCGCGCAGGCACCTCAATCATTCGTCAACTTGTTGATGCTGGCACATTGTCAAACCTGCCGGGTGGTCTGAAGGCCCGTGGCCTGCGTGTCAAGGGTGACGACACACCGATCAACCCCGGTGAGTTCCGCGACGTGGACGTGCCCAGCGGCTCGATCAAAGACAACATCATGATGCTCCCGTACAAGGAGCCATCGCAAACACTTCTGGCCCTCCTCCAACGGATCACCGAAGAAGGCCGTCGCCTTGGCGCAATCAGCGACATGAACGTGTCGGACATGAGCGCAAACGCACCTGTGGGCACCACGCTGGCATTGCTGGAGCGCACCCTCAAGCCCATGGCGGCTGTGCAAGCCCGTGTGCACTATGCGATGAAGCAAGAGTTCAAGCTCTTAAAGAAGATCATTGCAGAAGAAGCACCCGAGGAATACGGCTACCAGCCTGAGACGGGTCTGGCCAAGGCCCGCAAGTCTGACTACGCAATGGTGGATGTCATCCCTGTCAGCGACCCCAACAGCAGCACGATGGCCCAGCGTGTGGTGCAGTACCAAGCTGTGTTCCAGATGTCTCAGTCTGCCCCGCAGATTTATGACCTGCCCTATCTGCACCGTCAGATGATTGAGGTGCTGGGCATCAAGAACGCCGACAAGATTGTGCCAACGAGCGAGGATCAGAAGCCACGTGACCCAGTGTCTGAGAACATGTCAGCGTTGGTGGGCAAACCGATGAAAGCGTTTATCTACCAAGATCACGAGGCGCACATTGCGACCCACACGTCGTTTATGCAAGACCCGATGATTGCGCAGACCATTGGCCAGAACCCACAAGCCCAGCAGATCATGGCTTCGTTGCAGGCACACATTGCCGAGCACTTGGGCTTCAGCTACCGCAAGCAGATGGAAGAACGTCTTGGCGTCACACTGCCGCCACCAGACGAGCCACTGCCCGAGGATGTGGAAGTCCAGTTGTCCAAGCTCATTGCCGATGGTGGCAAGCAGTTGGCCCAGCAGCACCAGCAGCAAGCCGCGCAGACGCAAGCCCAGCAGCAAGCCGCAGACCCCCTGTTTCAGTTGGAGCAGGCCAAGGTCAAGGTGCAGGAGATGGAGGTCACCCGCAAGGCCCAGAAAGACCAGACCGACGCAGAGATTGCCGCAGCAAAACTCGTTATGGAAAAAGAGCGCGTCAAGATCGAGGCCGACAAGGAGGCCAATCGTGTCAAGGCACAAGAATCCCAAGCTCAGCAACGTCTGAAACTTGATGCACTCAAGGTGTTAGCCACACCGAAACCCCAAGGGAAGAAGGAGTAATTCATGGCCAAATCCGTCTTTGACGTACTTACATTGAAACATGAAGAGGATGTGGCCTCTTCAACCCAGTTTCTGGTAGGCGGGGGAGCTAAAGACTTCGCTGAATACCGGGAAGTAGTAGGCAGGATTCGAGGTCTCCAGCTTGCTATCCAAACCACGAAAGACCTTTCGCGTTCTCAAATGGAAGAAGAAGACAATGACTGATCAAGTCGAAACCGCCGTAACTGACGAAGAAGTGGAAGCCCAGCTTCCAAAGCCCGTCGGGTATCGGTTGCTTGTGGCGCTGCCACAGATTGAGGAAACCCTTGGAGAAATGGGCATCCTCAAGGCAAAGCAAACGATGCGTGAAGAACGCATCATGTCTACTGTGGGCCTTGTGCTCGACATGGGCGATCAAGCCTACTCTGACAAGAGCCGTTTCCCAAATGGCCCTTGGTGCAAGGTAGGTGACTATGTGGTATTCCCCTCATACACAGGCACTCGTGTCAGTGTAAATGGCGTTGAGTACCGCCTGATGAACGACGACTCCATCGAAGCAGTCGTGGCCGATCCGCGTGGCGTATCGCGTGCTGGATAAGGAGAAACAGATGAACTTCGGAGATGCAATCGCTGCTTTAAAAGCAGGCAAAAAAATGGCTCGTGAGGGCTGGAACGGTAAGGGGCTCCATCTGGAACTGCAAGTTCCCGACGCCCATAGCAAGATGACACTGCCGTACATCTTCATGGCGTACCCCGCTACCCCCGCGAGCGAAACGGCCCCAACGAGCCATATCAACGCTCGCGTGCCGTGGCTGGCAAGTCAAACTGACATGCTCGCAGACGACTGGAAGGAGGCTTAATCATGGCTATACAAAAGGTGGAGTTTGAGTTTCCCGACCCCGATAAGGTGTCGGATAAAACAGACTTTGTGGAAAATAGCGACGGCAGCTTTGCGCTGAAAGTCGAAGGACGCGCTGCGGATGAAGAAGCCAAGCGCGAAAAGGCCAAGGCGAAAGCCAAGGAAGACGATTTTGACATTGAGGTGGTTGATGACCGCCCCGATGAAGATCAAGGGAAGAAGCGTTCTAAGGCTCCTATGGAGCTTTCCGATGAGGAAATGGACGAGTATTCCGAAAAGGTGCGCAAGCGCCTGCAACACTTTAGCAAGGGCTACCACGATCAGCGACGCGCAGCAGAGGCTGCCGCCAAGGAACGTGAGGAAGCGTTGCGTTATGCACAACAGATCGCTGAGGAGAACAAGAAGCTCAAGGGCACTGTCTCCAAGAACCAAGAAGCGATGCTGGAATCGGCCAAAAAGATGGCCGCTGCCGAGCATGACGAGGCCAAAGCCCAGTACAAGAAAGCCTACGAGTCTGGGGAAGCGGACGCCGTGGTCGAGGCCCAAGAGGCACTGACTACTGCAAAAATGAAGGTTGAGCGAGTAAACAACCTGAAACTTCCCTCTTTACAAGAAGACGAGTATGATGTACAAACACAAACAACCGCCCCAGCACAGTCTGTTGATGACCGCGCCGTAAGTTGGCAAAAAGCTAACAAATGGTTCGGAGAAGACGATGAGATGACCAGCTTCGCGTTGGGGTTGCACCAAAAGCTGGTCAAACAGGGCGTCAACCCGCGATCTGACGATTACTACGAGAAAATCAACTCTCGTATGCGCCAAGTGTTCCCAGAGTCCTTTGAGGACGATGATGACCACGAGGAGGTGACTGAAGAGCCTCGCCGTAAGGCGACAGTTGTAGCATCTGCAACACGAAGTGTGGCCCCTAAAAAGATCACTCTCTCGCGTACGCAAGTTGCTCTGGCTAAAAGGCTTGGAGTGCCACTGGAAGAATACGCCAAACAGGTTGCTATGGAATTAAGGAAACAAAATGGCTGAGAACAGACTTAATCGTGAACTGGAAACCCGTGAAAAAACGGCCCGCAAAAGATCGTGGACTCGTCCCGAGACTTTGCCAACTCCTCTACCCGAGGATGGCTATGAATTCCATTGGGTTCGCATCAGCACTCGCGGCGAAGTTGACGCCATGAATGTGTCTTTAAAACTACAAGAAGGCTGGGAGCCGGTCAAGGCTGCTGATCACCCCGAGATTTTCATTGCAGGCGTTGAAAATGAACGCTTCAAAGAAAATATCGTGATTGGTGGTTTGATGCTTTGCAAAACCCCCACTGAGTTCGTCGAAGATCGCAACGCTTGGTTTAACAATCAAGCATCGTCACAGATGAAGTCAGTTGACAACAATCTCATGCGCGAAAACGATCCCCGTATGCCGCTCTTCAATGATCGGAAGACTACGGTGTCCCGTTTCGGTAATGGAACTTAACTTTTTTGGAGTCACAAATGGCTTATCCTACCGTTTCTGCCCCCTACGGGCTTAAACCAGTCAATTTGATTGGCGGTCAGGTGTATGCTGGTTCGACCCGCCTGTTGAAGATTGCAAGCGCCTACGCTGCAAACATCTTCTACGGTGATGTGGTCAAGCTGGTATCTTCTGGCACGATTGAGAAAGACACTGGCACTACCACCGGCACCCCCGTTGGTGTTTTCTTGGGTTGTACTTTCACCAACCCGTCCACCAAGCAACCTACGTGGTCGCAATATTGGCCCACCGGCACTGTTGCTTCTGACGCACAGGCGTATGTCGTGGATGATCCCGATATTTTGTTCAAAGTTGCCGCCGTGTCTTCGGGCACCACGATTGCGTTCTATGCGCAAACCGTGATTGGCAACAATGTCTCCTTGGTGCAGAACTCCGGTTCTACTACCACTGGCGACTCTGCTGTGGCCATTGATGGTTCCGCCGTTGCTACGACCGTTTCCCTGCCTATCCGCATCATCGCTGGTGTGCCCGATACGGCAAACGCTTCTGGTGAATTCTGCGAATTCATTTGTAAGTGGAACGCTCCGTACATCACCCTCACTGAAGGTACTCCTAACACGGTTGCGTGGAACGGTGGCCATCAGTATCTCAACCCAACTGGCGTCTAAGGAGCTAAATCATGGCAATTTCACGCGCACAACTGCTGAAAGAACTGCTCCCCGGCCTGAACGCTTTGTTTGGTTTGGAGTATAAAAAGTACGGCGAAGAGCACAAAGAGATTTTTGAAACCGAAACCTCTGAGCGTTCTTTTGAAGAGGAAACCAAGTTGTCTGGCTTCAGTGCCGCACCAGTGAAGAACGAAGGTTCTGCACTCCAGTACGACAACGCGCAAGAGGCTTGGACTGCACGCTACGTGCACGAAACCATTGCAATGGGTTTCTCTCTGACCGAAGAGGCTATCGAAGACAACTTGTATGACTCGTTGTCCGCTCGATACACCAAGGCTCTGGCTCGCGCCATGGCCTACACCAAGCAGGTTAAAGCTGCTGCGATCCTGAACACTGCCTTTGCTGGCGGCCCCACCTACGGTGACGGTCAAGTTCTGTGTTCGACGGCTCACCCTCTGGTGTCTGGTGGTACCAACAGCAATCGTCCTACTGTCGCTGCCGACTTGAATGAGACTTCTTTGGAAGCCGCTGTCATTCAGATCGCTGGTTGGACAGACGAACGTGGCCTGTTGATCGCTGCTCAGCCTAAGAAGCTGGTCGTGCCCCCAACGTTGCAATTCGTTGCAACCCGTCTGTTGGAAACCGAACTCCGCGTCGGTACTGCTGACAACGACATCAACGCACTGAAGAACAACAGTTCCATCCGCGAAGGTTACTGTGTCAATCACTACTTGACAGACACCAACGCATGGTTCCTGATGACTGACGTGCCAAACGGCTTGAAGCACTTCGTCCGTAGCCCGTTGCAAAACGGCATGGATGCTGACTTTGATACCGGCAACAGCCGTTACAAGGCCCGCGAGCGTTACAGCTTCGGTGTTTCCGACCCTCTGGGTATCTTCGGTTCCCCCGGCGCTTAAACGGCGTGAAGAAAAGCTCCTTCGGGGGCTTTTCTTTTTTGTTATTTGGTGTATATTTAAACCACTCCGGGAACTCCGGTGTATCAGACAGTCCCGGCTGACGACATGCAGACTGATACGCCCAACTTGCATGTAAGG